CTACACAGTAAAATCATGAATTCAAAATTCAATATGACCATACTCGATTGTTTGTTACACGGCAAGTTCTCCAGAGCTGGAGATCTAGGTACACACCTCGTATTAGAAGAGAGATTATGCGAGACTACAAGAGTCTCATTAATCAAATCTTTAAGGTGTGAAATACCGCGTTGCTCGAAAGGATGTAAAATCTTCTTTGAAGGATTAAGTCCAATTCATGTCAAGTCAGCTTTAAAAGCGACTCGTGCCATCGTTGATTGCATGGCAGATACTGACATAAAATTGTTCTTACGTTTTTCAACTGAAGCTTTACTTTCTATCTACGTTTCTCTGGTTAATATACCATATGATTGTTTTATTAAATCATTAAAATATTACACTGCTTACCCCCTTGCTTTCTTTTTAAAGAATGATCTACCACCCCGTCCAGACAATATAGTTGGATCTTACCCTTTTCCAGGTAATAGTGGTATTCGATCATGGTTGAAAGTAAGGCTCTTTAGTAAGTCTCATTACAATCGTAATCTCCAGTTCTTCTGGTCCCTTTTACAGGGGGTCAAAAGAGCATGTGAATTCGCTGACGATTCTTTTATCTCTCTCACTATGCTTAAGCATAAGGAGGTTCTGAGTAAACCCGACACTACTTGTACATACAGTACAGATGATCACACTTTCGTGGATGATCAAGTGGAGGAGTACGTTCAGAACAACGTGGATTTCTTTAGGAAATTCAATCCAAAGATAGATAAAGAATACGAAATCAGTAACTCTGCTTGCTGGGAACGCAACCGTTCAGACGGTGGTGCCCGCGGAGATATATTAGATTACAGTAATGACATTTACGGCTTTGATACATATAGGTATGTAGTTTCGTCTAGCCTATCATCGGTTCTTCACGCGATGGTAGAGGTAGGTCCCGGAATTGTTAAAGAATTACGAGGTGTTCGAACACCCGTTTGGCAAGAGTTAAACTCTTTAGTTAGCAACGAACGCCCTAAGGCGATGGTTGCTGCCATTCTTGAACCACTTAAGGTTCGTCTTATAACAAAGGGTCCAGCAATAGACTACTACTTATCAAAAAGCCTTCAAAAAGAGCTCTTCGCTTACATACGGACTTTCCCACAATTTGAATTAGTTGGAGACCCCCTTCGGGAGGATCACCTCTATAGAATGATTGAGCGAGAAAGATGGTTAAGCGAGCAGGGTATGACCTTTTCACATTTTGTTTCTGGAGATTATTCAGCTGCAACCGATAACTTGAAGATCACTTACACCAAAATTGGTCTAGGTGCTGCACTCGCGAGATTTGAGTCTCCCTTGATGCAAGCATACTGGAACACACTGGGTGAGCACGAGATCCACTATCCGAATAAATTCGGAATTGAGGAATTCGATCAAGTATCAGGACAATTAATGGGCTCTCCTTTGAGCTTTCCATTCTTATGCACGAATAATCTAATGGCTTACAAACTCTCGTTAGAGGATTATCTGGGAATCAAGATTCCCTTCAAACATCTACCATGTCTTATCAATGGTGATGATATCCTCTTTAGAACCAATCCAATCCACTACGATCTGTGGAAGAAGCGAGTAGCTTCGATTGGTTTTGATCTGAGTATAGGTAAGAATTATATACATGAAAAGGTATTGACTATTAACTCCACTTGTTTTATTTATAATGATAACAAGTTCAATAAAGTGGATTTTTGCAATTTCGGACTACTCTCTGGAACTTCTAAACTTGGAAGTTCTAGAGGAGAAGTACGTGATAAGGCTGTCGATCTCTGTGACGCATACACAAGAAGTGTTTGCGGAGCGAGGAACAAAGTACTGGCTCACGCCAAGTTTCTTGTTCGCAACAGAGATAATATACAGCGGATCACCTGCCGAGGCAGGTATAACCTATTCCTCCCAAGAATATTGGGTGGTCTCGGTTTTCCTTCAGCTGAAGGGATCGATTATCATGTGACACGCTTTCAGGCATGTCTAGCGAAATTGATAAGAACTACACTTGACTTTAACCTTGTTGGTTTCAAGAGTGATGGAGTGTCAAATAGTGTTGGATTAAGAGAAACGAATAATAGTAAAAAGATCATGATTGGTCAAGGTCCATTAAGGGAATATGAACGAATCCACGAGTCAAAGACTGTGGATTCAGTTAACAGTTCATACCTTCCAGATACCGAAACCAAATTTTTCACAAAGATCGGTGAAAAATACGATGCAAAAACACTTTTCCCATTTACGGTGAAAAGTAAGATCAACTTGAATGTTGATCAAGCTCTGTTTCGCATTATAAGTGATCATTCTACTAAGATAGAGACCTGCTATACCAATACTAGTGAATTCGTTTTTGAGAATTACTTTGTTTGTTAACTGCTAAATTGCATTGCACTTTTGTTAGATTTTCTTTTCGACCTGAAATGTCGTTAAACTTATCCGCTGCCACATGGCTAAGAACCAGTGGTAGTGTAAAATTTCTTAAAGAACCTCAAAACAAACGTGCGGCGCAGTCTACAGTCCGCCAGAACAAATCTGGACAAACAAAAACAAAAACACAAAACACAAGTATTAAAGGAAATACAAAGAAAGAGAATATTATATTTGCTCCGACTTCACAATCTTCACAGTTCAAGAACGGCTCAGCGTCGTTCTCATATTCACAGAAAGGTGATGGCTCGGTAAGAGTCAAACACCGTGAATATGTTCGTGATATTGTAAGTATTAATGCAAATTATGCTGTTCAATCAATTTCAATCAACCCTGGATTTACTCCTCTCTTCGCTTGGTTATGCTCTATAGCATTATCCTACGAGTCCTACCTATTTAATTCTCTCTCTTTTGAGTTTGAATCATCGGGTGTGACTACAGACAGAGGTACCGTAATGATGGCTGTCGATTTTGATGCAGCTGATTCTCCTCCTACCACAAAACAACAATTTATGGCCATACATGGATCGACGAGATCTTCTGTATGGGCACACCAATGTTGTACAACTAGTCAGAAGGACTTAAGGAAGTTCGGAGTTCAGCGATATGTTCGCAACTCTGCGCCTATGGGCACCCAAGACATCAAGACTTATGATGTTGGGAACTTTCTTATAGCCACACAAGGAACCGGAGCAATTACAGTGGGTGAATTGTACGTCACATATGACGTTACTTTACACACACCGCAACCCTCAGGTTTAAACCTTTTGTATGGTTATAATGCTAAGTTTACTTCTTCTGATGTTGTTACTTCAACTCAACCCTTAGGGGCCGGGTTGTCTACTAACATTGGGGGTTTGGTCGTTAAGTGGAGGAGTACTAATTCTTTCTTTGTCGAAACTATAGGACAATATTTACTAAACGTGTTATACACTGGCGCGGGTTTTCAACTCCCGGGCTTTGTGGGTAACATCGCTGTTCCTTCTGGTGGTACTGCTACATCCCTGTATGGGGCGTGGCAAATTTCTCCAGCTGGTGGCGAAGCATCTGCTTTGTATCTATTGGACATAACGTCTCCTGGAGCCTACGTCCAGGTATCGAATTTTGTAGTCGGAAATCCTTCCTTCTGCGCATTTCGTATATCACCATATGTGAATTCGTTAGGTTAAGTTTCTTCTCTCCTAGAAGGTATAGACTATAAAGTAAATTATAGAATCCTTTCGAGCGCGTGCTGTTCCTTACAATCGTCCTCGTCTTTATGACGGGCCTGCCTCGGAACTGCAGGGTGTATTGTTGTTATTATATATGAGATATAGGTATTTGTAGGTCTTTGCTGACTTATAGATACATGAGAGTTAAGAAAGTAAGATCTTCGGATCCAATGCTCGGGCTTGCGCATGAATTTGCGCGAATGAAAAGCACCTTGGTTGGCTAAAAATCGAATTCTTTCTTCTCACATAAAGGTTAGTCGTGCGCGACAGGGTAGCTCCATAACTAAAGGAGTCCTGTGTAAGTCCACGAACTTCACCAACCCTAATACGAGATTAAGGCCGGTTTCAGAAGGTAGTCTTGTAGGCAAAGGGGAGTGAACTAACACTATATCAAGAGAATGTATAACAACGATAC